CACAGGCCAAGGTTATGCAGATGAATGGAACAACCGAGGCGCACATCAAGAAACCATTGGCCCATTATTTGAAAATCAACCGGCACAAGTAAAAACTGCATTGGAAAAAGTGCGTGATGAAGTAGCGCCTAACATTCGCAATTACGGTGTTAATGATATTGGGCAAGCAGAAATTAATGGTTTTCTTAAAAATGATGTTGCTCGACAAGAAAAAATTAATAACGCTTACGGTGATTTAAAAAACAAATACAACGATTTACGCCAACAAAAAGGATTAGCGCCAACAGATCAATTTCCTGTTGATGGTTTAAAATTTATTGAAAATGCAAAAAACAAACTTGGCGAAGAATTGTTGTCCAATGATGTTCCAGAATCATTGCAAAAAACATTGACGCAAATTGAAGAAGCAAATGGACAAATGACATTTGATAAATTTTTAAAATTAAATCAACGTCTTGGTCAATACATGAAAGAAGGAAAAGGTAGCGAACGTGCTGCCGCATTTGTTATTCGTCAAGAATTGCAAAAAATCCCATTGGTTGGTGACGCTGCAATACTTAAACCGTTAGCCGATAAAGCAATTGCATTAGCAAAAGAACGGTTTGATACGATTCGTGATGTGCCTGGTTACAAACAAGCTGTTAAAGAAGCGGTAAGTGCTAAAGATGCAGCAGAAGAAATTGGTAGCGCTGGTGCTGACACGTTCCATAATAAGTATGTAACTAAAGGCTCACGCGCAGACATACAACGCATGATTCGTGAATTGGGTCAAGATTCTGAAGCACACCAAGCAATGAAAGCTGGTGAAATTGAAGCATTGAAAAAAGCAAGCGGTGTATCTGGTGATCTTCTTAACCTTACACCTAAAGGTTTGCACGATTATTTATACAATCAAAAAGAAAAATTGTTAGATTTGCATGGCGCTGAAGGTGCAAAAAGTCTTAATGAAATTAATTTTTTAACAAATAAAATTGCACAACCAAAAACAAAAGTGTTTAATTATTCAAACACTTTGTCAGGGCAAATTGCAGAAATGGCAAAACAAGCAGGCGCAACAGGACTTGAAGCAATGACGGCAAAAGGAACTGGAGGTATGTCAATTCCTATTGTTCAGCTAGGCAAAGGATGGTTTGCAAACAGGCAAAAAGAGCAATTTGGTAGAAACGCTGTTGCAAAATATAGCGGTGTAATTAAGGACTAAAAATGGCAGTTAATCTTTCACCCATCGGTAACGGATTCCAATTCTTTACCACCACCGGCATTCCTCTTAACGGGGGATACATCTACACCTACGCTGCGGGCACGACAACGCCTACAACAACTTACACAACGTCAGCGGGCACAATCTCTAACACCAATCCTATCCAGCTAGGCACGGATGGTCGCCCGCCAAATGAGATATGGCTTACATCGGGAACTAACTACAAGTTTGTCCTGGCTGATTCAAGCAATAACGTCATACAGACATACGACAACCTTTATGGCATCTTGGGCACGGCCTCGGCGGTTACGGCTGTGCCATCGGGCGGCATCATCATGTGGTCGGGTTCTATCAGTTCTGTTCCATCGGGCTACTACCTTTGCGATGGTTCTAATGGCACGCCTAACCTTAAGGATTCATTTGTGGTCGGGGCTGGTAATACTTACTCAGTAGGTAATACTGGTGGTTTCACATCTTCAGTAACCAGCAACGTAGGGACAAATCTTCCTACCTACTATGCACTAGCATTCATACAAAAATCATGAACTCGCCTGAAATTGACCCTGTTAAATATGGTGTTCTGTGGCAAAAAGTGCAGGATTATGAACGCCGATTTGATGAAATGTCTGCCAAGATTGACAAGCTGGAAACCAACATTGACAAACTTGTTGAAATAGCAAATCAGGGCAAAGGGTCGTTTTACGCTGGCATGGTTATGGTTTCTTTTATTGGAAGTGTATTGGGCTATCTAAGCCATTCAGTAGGAAAAAGCTAATGTATGCGCTGGGCCGTACTTTTGTTGATGCTGGTAACAATATCGGCGGCTCAAGACAGGTTGATTTTGAACGCGCCATTGCCACCATTAAAGCCGCCGCCTAAATCAACTTGCGCGGTGCAGGAGTTGTACGTTATAGCCTGGTCAACGCATGACCCCATAGAGCGCCATAATGCTATGCTGGCATGGTTGGACAAGTCAAAGTGCAGCGTGGATGACTACACGCTTATATGGAACAATTTGCCCGAGTGGGCTGGTACTTCAGATAGCCCTGCTTTGCGGGGAAAGATTATGGAGAAAGCAAGATGAACAGCAAAGACAAGTTAGTAAATGTAGTCACATACATGGTCACAGCTACTTTGTGCGCGGTGGTTATATCTTTGATCTGGGCGCTAATTCACGGCCTGTTTGTTAAGGAAGTAGACAACACCAAAATATTTGAGATTATTGGCCCTGCTTTTCAGACCATCATTGGCGGTTTAATTGGCTGGCTATCTGGCCTAAAAGTAGGCGCAAACAAAGAGGAAACTCCAAATGGCACTTGATCCTGTATCCGCATTGTTAGACATTGGCGGCAAAGTCTTAGATCGAGTTTTTCCTGACCCTGCACAACAAGCGGCAGCCAAACTTGAATTGATGAAACTGCAACAGTCTGGTGAGTTAGCCCAGCTTGCAGGACAGATGGACATCAATAAAATAGAAGCAGGCAGTTCTAGCGTCTTTGTATCTGGATGGCGGCCTAGTATCGGCTGGGTATGCAGCGCAGGATTTGCCGTGCAGTTTGTTGTTGGCCCATTGGCTGAATGGGGTTCTATGTTGGCTGGTCATCCCGTTAAGTTTCCACAAATGGACACCGGCACAATGATGCCGCTACTGTTGGGTATGCTTGGCTTAGGTGGTATGCGTACTGCTGAAAAAATGCAAGGGGTAGCAGCAAAATGATTGAAAATTTTGACACTAGCTTTGAACAAATACTGAAGTCTGAAGGTGGATACGCTTGGGATAAAGATGATTTGGGTGGTGAAACAAATTTTGGCGTAACTAAACAATCTTGGTCTGAGTATCTAAATCGTCCTGTTAGAGATGGGGAAATGAAAGCATTGACTGTTAAAGATGTCAAACCTTTTTATAAAAAAGTGTTTTGGGACAAATTATGTTGCGACAGTCTGCCTGATGGAGTTGATTACGCCGTTTTTGACTTTGGAGTTAACGCTGGTACTAGTAGGTCTGCCAAGTTCCTCCAAAAGGCTGTAGGAGCCGTTCCTGACGGTGCTATTGGCCCAGCAACACTAAGCAAAGTAAAGTCAATGGACTCTGCTGAACTGCTGCAATCCTTCAGCAATCAAAAAACTGATTTTTACATTTCCATTGTTGAACGCAATCCTACCCAGAAAAAATTCTTAAAGGGTTGGTTAAATAGAGTTGCTCATGTACAAACAGAAGCTTCTTCAATGCTGGCATAACTTATTTGTGCAATAAAAATCGGTTATAAACCTAAATCAACTCCAAAAGGTTTGTATGCCACAGGAATCTTGTTCTGATGATGTTTTTATAGAATTATGGAATGAACATCGTTCCGCTAGAAAACTTGCAGAAGCCCTTGGTATTACTGAACGAAGAACAAACACTAGGCGAAGAACTTTAGAAAAGAAGCGAAACATTGTCTTACAGGCAGATGATGTTCGAGGCTTAAAGTACCAAAAGAATTACACTACCGTACCCCACAATGTCCGTGCAAATCTTGGATTACTCAACGGACAAGTAATCGTTTTTAGTGATGCACACTTTTGGCCAGGCATCCGGTCTACGGCCTTCAAAGGTCTTTTGTGGGCCATTCAAGAATTCAAACCCCGTGCGGTTATCAACAATGGCGATGCGTTTGATGGTGCATCCATATCCCGATTCCCTCGCATTGGCTGGGACAGTAAGCCTAGTTTGATTGGCGAACTAAAAGCGTGTGAGGCTAGTCTTGAAGAGATAGAGACAGCAGCCAAGGAAGGCAATCGTCAATGCAAGTTGGTCTGGACGCTTGGAAACCATGACGCGCGTTTTGAAAACACATTGGCGAATCGTGTACCGGAATTTGCAAACATAAAAGGTTTTACGCTTAAAGATCATTTTCAAGCGTGGACGCCAGCCTGGTCTTGCTGGGCGACTGATGATGTAATAATTAAACATCGCTGGAAGGGTGGAATACACGCAGTTTATAACAACAGCGTTATGTCAGGCAAGTCTTACGTCACAGGACACCTTCATAGCCTTAAAGTGGCCCCATTTAGCGACCTTAATGGCACAAGGTATGGAGTAGACACAGGAACGCTGGCAGACCCCGTGGGGCCACAATTTGTTGACTACTTAGAAGACAACCCTACTAATTGGCGGTCTGGCTTTGCTATTCTCACAATATGGAAAGGCCATTTGTTACAACCCGAACTTGTACAGGTGTTTGACAGAGACCACGTTGAATTCCGTGGAAACGTCATAAACGTGTCCAAGTTTTAGTCATTTGTTTAGGCTAAGATGTTTTTGTAGCGCCGTGCTACGATAATTTTTGGAGCAAATCATGGAATTTACGCTGACAATTGATTTTGGTTTTGGTGAGAAAGTTGAATTTTCTACGTTTGAATTGTGGAAAGCCGTGGCACTTGCAGGTTTTGTGGAAAGCCTAGAAGAGTTTGACGCGGGCGATGAAGTTGAAGATGAGTTTGCCGATGAAGAGTATGAGTACGACGAAGAAGGCGTAGCATACTGGTTTGATGAAGAGAACGAAGTTTGGTACGCATACGACGAAGAGTCTGATGACTGGTACGAGTGTGAAGAAATTGAAGAAGTTGAAGAAGCTGAATAATTGGGTACGATCAAGCCCAATTTGGGGAGGGTATGTGCCCTCCCTTTTTTTATGGTTTTGGGCAATCGTCTGGAACAGCAATGGCAATATAAACAGGTGTAATAGCCCTTTTAGCAGGCTTTATCCACCGATCTATATAAACATCTGGCATAGCATCTAACGATTTTTTTATTGAATTAGGGCTAATCCCTGTCATTATGCAAATTTGGCTTTTAGTCAATCCATCTTCATGTTTTAATAAAGTGTCACGAATTAATTGATGTTTTGATTTTCTCATTTTGTATAAAAATAATAATGTTTTTTATTTCGTCAATTGCAATAAAGCATTGTGTAATTGCTTTGTTTGATTTGTCTTCTTGCATTAAATTGTAAACATTTTTAAGTGCTTTTTCTGCCATCATGCAAGGATAAGCATAATCTTTAATTTGTTCAATTTTCATGTGTTCTTTTCCTTGAGTTTGGTTTCAACTGCGCGGGCAAATTCTACCCACTTGCTTCCATACACATTGTTTAGGTCAAACAAATCTAGTATTTCCTCTGGTGCCAGCCCTACCCACGGGCGTTTCGCTGGCTGTGTGTGATGCACAAGATACATCCCGTCTTCATCTAGCGCCGATGCTTTCTTTGATTGATAGCCTGTCATTACTTTCCCCATATCGCAAAAGCAAGCATTGTTAAACCAATTACCACAAACATAAAAGCAATTAAGCCCTTAAATGTGGCAGCAATATCTTCTATGGGGTCTTGCTCAAGCCCATTACGGGCATAAGTTTCGTTGACCCGTTTAATGTCTTCTTCACTCATCATTTGTATTCTCCTAAACGTGTGT